TGCACCGTCACCGAGTTTGTTAAAGAAAGTAATTAAAGGTAGACTAGCAAGAACAAGTCTGTCCCCACTTCCACCTCTTGCTGGGTCGAACAACACTTCTAAGTCACCAAGTAATAAATCATAAGTCAAATTCGCTTGTGTTTCCACACGGGAATATGCTTGACCAGATGTATAACTAAGTGCAGTTGTATGTGTTGCTTGCGCTGTCGAATTCTTTAGAATATGACCAGCGAGCCCTTCCGTATATTGTACATTTCCCTGACGAGCTTTTTGTGAAAAAAGCATGGCTCGTTCAATATCGACTTTATGCTCACGAAGCTTAAGTGCCCAAATACGTTGCCACTCATTCGCATATCCGCGATATTTTGTAGCAATTGCTGTATTTGTCATTTCAGCCGCAGTTTTAAAAATCTGCGTGTAACCATAGTTGTCTTCTATTTCACTTGACCAAACATCAGGAGAACCAGTACCTTCAGCGAAAGCAGTACCAATAACCTGACAACGGTCATCATCAGCAATAGCTGCATAACCAGTAATAGAGCTATTAGAAAGACTAATAATCTTACCAGTAAATGTAGTTGTTGTGCCAGCATCAACTGGAGAACTATCAACTCTTACTATGATTTGAGCTCCTTCAGCCACTTCTACTGCAAATACCATTCCTTTGATTAACCAATCAATAGAAGCTGTTGGTGTTGCAGCGTCAGCTACTGAAAAACTATAACTAGTTCCAGCAGCTACTGTGCCAGGTGCGTTTGCCATAACAAAGTCTCTACTAGTCCAATCGATTTTAGAACGGTCTTCCAGATAACGGAAAACTGAATCGTCAGTAGGTACTTTACTTACTTTGCTTAAGTATACGAAAAAGGGCGATTCTTCTGGTGAAAGGTCTGCTACTCTATCGCCAAAATTATATATCCGTCTAACGTCAGGCGTACTACCATGAGCACTTGCGTGACTATTTGACGAAGCTTGGACGACATCTGTAGTTTTTACTCCACCTTGAGTAATTGCCATTTTACACTCCTTTATTATTTAAGATTTACGGTAATCTTCCATGAACATTTGCGCCCATAACCCCATCCCAAGCTGAATCTTCTTCATTCTTAGGTCGAGTACGAGGGTCTTGCCCTTGTATCGCTCCAGGACTTACAGGTGCTTTCTTGGAAGCTCTTACCGCTTCAAGTGAGTCGTAAACGCCTTGAGATGCTTTTTTACCGTTGACATCTTGCCAAAGTTTTACAAGATTGTCTAAACCAACATTTTCTTTTGGTTGAGTAACAAACTCTAAAAATTGTTTAACATCATCATCGGGCATCTTATGCACGTTTTTCAACTCGTTAATTGTGTTATTCAAGGCAATATTCTCATTCATTTGAGACATATGACCCTCAATAGCACGTGACACCGACTGATTCTCCTGAGAAACTCTCATTTGATAAGACGGTGAATCCGGCTTGTAATAGGCATCCCAAGGATTAAATTCTTCCTCAGATACTTGTGGTACTTGTTCTTTCTGCTGATTAACAGTTACTCCCTGAGCGTTCTGTTGCATCTCCACCGCAGCTCCTAGGGCATCTTCAAGTTTCGTCATATTCGTCTGTGACTTATCATATAATGATTGCCACTTTTTACTCTCAGATTCCCAATCTACTGGTGAAGTCTCAGATTGCATCTCAGGTTGAGGGACACCTTCGTATCCTTGCTCGGTAAATGCACTATTATCCTCAGCAAAAGGATTAGTTTCCTCAGTCCCAGCGACTACGTTATCAATAACATCTTCGCTAGTATTTGCTTCAGCTATATAATCTTCCATGATTTTCCTTTCTACGATGTTTCGGGTTCTTCTTGAGTAGAACCGTTACCTTGTTGCATATTATCTGCTAAAGGTTTCAATTTCTCTAACTCGAACTTCACCGTATCTGCAAACCGATTAGTTTGCACTTTTTTGTTTGCTTTAGCGTCTGACCGTACTTCAGATAAGTCACGTTTGAACTTTTCAACCGCAACTCTCTTTTTGTCTTGGACAGACTCCCTTTGTGCCGTCTGCAAGTCTCCTTGCAATGCTTTGACTTGTTCTTCCAACGAAGCATTTGCTTGTTGTAATTGAGCAATCTCACTCATTCTTGATAGAATACTTTCCTTATCAAATATCTCAGGATTCTTCTTCAAGACTTCAGTTCTATCAATTAAACCAGCTTGATAGGCTTCAAAGTATACACCATACTCTGCCCACTTACTTGTTGGTAATGTAGAACCGGGTTCAATTCTTATGTCATGTTGACCAATATTATTTCTATCTTTTGAAATGTCAATAACCGTTTCTTCCATATTGGTATATAGATTAGCGGTTACTTCATTAATATTATTATTAGGTTGAATTAACCTAAAGATTTTTTGGAACGTATAATGACCTTTTGAGAATGAATATAGTAATCTACCTATAATATTTATACTAAACTCAATATCTCTTAATTTAGATTTTGGTCTTTCTGAACCTAACATCATCATTCTTTCAGTCCCTCTAACTGTTTGAGGTGCTTTTTCTGAAAAACCATGCATCATCTCAGGTAAACCAAAAATAAAATCTATATAAAACTCAGCTTGTTCAATTAAACGATAAAATTCAGATGCTAATGGTGTTGGAGCTGGATAATGAGGTTCTCCTTGAGAAGTATCAATTTCTATCACAGCATTTGGATTTGCCCAATCTTTTTCTAATTGGTCTAATCCATTTACCGCACTTCCTAATGGAACTAATAATTTTAATCCAGCAGAAGCTTGAGCGTGTGATAAAGCGAGTGACCACAATTTGTTGAGTAATCGTTGCATTGGTCGAGTCCTAGATACATCCGATTTTGGATATGGTGTACCTGACCATAGGTTTGGTAGAGGAACAATAGGGTATACATCAGTATTGAGAACAGATTCGTATAAAACAACCTCTCCAACTGTCGCAACTACACCAACACGGGTTTGTAATACTTCCTCAAAACTCATCAATCCACGCTCAAAGACTCCTGGATTTTCTTCTAAAAACGCTGAGAATTCTTGTTCGTTAAGAACCATTTCTTCTCCACTACGAGAATCGACAACACGATAAAATGGTACTTTAGTCTTAAAAAATCTTTCTAAGATTTGATAACGTTCATTTTGATAAAAATCTAAATCTTTTGTTACATCAGGTGTAAAGACCTGCATACTGTTTTTATTTTGTGCATAAGGATAATCTTCTTCTCGGTATGTAGATAGTTCTTCTACAATTCCTGGAATTACTTCTCCTGTTTCCTCATCAACCTGAGGCCCTAGTGATGGGTACAGATTAATTATTTGAGCTCCTGTTAGGATAGTAGAGAGAATAATTGAGTCAGCATCCTGAAAGAACCTATCACGAGATGAGGGTGGTACATAGACTCTAAATGGATTAACTGAGGTAAACTTAACTTCACCCTTTCCAAAATCAGACTCATTATCGATATAAACATATAAATATCCCAATCCTGTCACAGCATAATCATGAATAGCATTTTTCATATGAACATCGCCATTTGAAATCTCCCATACATATCCTAAGATTGTACGCCAAGCTGATGCTATATGAGCATCTGAATCTTCTCTTGGAATTGCTGTAAAGACAGGTGGTTTAGCTGTTATAACACTTTTAAGTTTTTCAATAGCAGGAGAAATCCTGTCCATAGCGACATCTGCTTGATTGCGAGATTGTAACTCATTAGACTCCTCAGTAGTAAAGTGATTACCATGATAGAAGTCAATATCGTTCCGTGCCTCTATTTCCCAGTCAGAACGAGCATCTTTATACCGTCTATGCAGTTCTTGATTTTCTTTTGCTGAAGGGTGTTGTTCTAATGCCATATATACTCAGACTCTCGATTTATAATAAAATTAAATAAAAATAGCATAAAATTAAATAAAATAACGCTAAAATCAACTAAAAAGTTCCAATTATCGTCTAGCACCCGTCATCCAGTTGTAATAACCTTTTATTTTGCTACCTTTTTTACCAGATTTCATGTCTTTTACTGAAACAGAAGAGCTTAATGGAGATTTTGCATAGTAATCAGCGTAATAAAGTCCATCCATTAGGTCATCGTTCTTTGGGACTGGGTGCTCAAACATCTCATCTACTAACTCTGTCATTTCTCTACGAATATATAATTTCTTACTATTCACAATCGGCCCTAATGAAGTTTCCAACCTATCAGCCTTTTTAATACCCGCAGGTGGTTTAACTCCCTTAAATATTCCTGGTATTAGTCTTCTATCATCTGTTGCCATCCGAGTCACCATATCACGAACCATTTCTTGAGCTGCTACTGTTTCAATCGTAACTCTCCTAACAGGACTATATTTCCGGGCCATCTTAATAATTTCTTGTGGTAAATCAAATGTAGGTATACGTTCTCTATAATATTCTAATACATACCTATTTTTATTTGAATCGACTCCTATTACCATAATAACTTGGAAGTCTGATGTTTTAGTTGCGGTCGCAGCAATATCAACACCAATATAAACATTAATAGGAATAGCTTCGTTTCGTATCACTAAATAACAATAATTATCTACTGACTTGAATGCTCCGTCATGATATTGAATCCTATCTGTTTTAAATGAAGCGGCTGATAAGTCACGAGCATCATTCATATACTCTTGAGCAAACTTATTAACTAATCCCGCTTCAATAAATTCTCTCTTTTTTGATTCTAACTTAGATATTGGGAATTGTTCGGGCCAAATGGACTTTCCCTCTTGTAGTGCTCTATAAAATGTAACATCCCACGGATATGTTCTTTCTTCTCGTTTTGCTAACGCACTACCATCAACCACCATCTGTAAAAAACTATCATAGTGAACAATCGTACCACATAACCATATCCATCCTTCATTACCCGGTGATTCTTCTAAAGCAGGAAAAACAGTAGACACAATCCACTTTTTAATCTCATCACGTCTTTCAGGTGTTTTTGTATTTAATTCTGATTCAAAGTCATCAAGGATAATTCCTGTATATCGTACATCTATTTCAGTACGACCCCTCAATCTCTGAGAAGTACCCTTGGCAATCAATCTATCTCCTTTTGCAGTTACAATATCTTTCTCAGTCCATCTATTACCAACTGCATCCCCTGCAAGATTACCAAAGTAGTATCGAATTGATTCATTATACTCAAGATGACTCTTGACA